TTCCGATCTCAAAGACTATCAAAATTTTGTCACTAAGTTTAGACGTTCAATTCCAAAACAATATAATCAAATTGAACTCGCTGATGACTTAATGAATTTAGATATTGATTTTTTAATTTCCATATCCAACCGTTCAGACGGTAAAACATTTAACTATGTTGCATTTTTTATGAAGTTAGCTATTGATTTAGATATTAAGTTTACTTTACTCGCAAGACATCATACATTACGTGACGCTTATCGTGAATTACTTGAAAGAATATGTATTGAACAAAAACATTTTAATGATAAAGATTTATTTTTTAGAAATACACAAGATTATATAGCAGTGGGTTATGGTGATAAAGAAATTGGTATTATTACTCACCTTAATAATGCAACCGATTTAAAATATCATTCTAACTTTATGAAGAATTTTCCTATCATTATTTATGATGAGTTTTTAGCATTAGAAAGTGACTATCTCATAGATGAGTGGGAAAAGTTGAAAACCATATATGAAAGTATTGACCGTAACCATGGTAATATTGAATATATCAAAATACCAAAAATTGTATTACTAGGAAATGCCGTAAACTTTTCAAGTCCACTACTCGCAAACTTAAATATTTATGAACAATTACAACATCACTCAAAATTTGGTATGAATAGCAAACGTCAGTATGGTAATATCATGCTTGAGATGAGAAGGAATGAATTTTCTAATGAGAATCGTAACACACGTGCATTTAATACTGATGATGATTCTATGACGACGGGTGAATTTGATTTTAATACGTTTAATTTAGCAGATGATTATTTAAGAGCACATATATCAAGTAATGGAAACTTTTTCCATATCAAAACCCCCTATAACTATATTAAAGTGATGTATAACTTAAATGATTATCAAACGAATATTAAAGTCGTACCTTATTCTGAAAATTACCAGTTTTGTACTGATGTATCAGATGTTGAACATGGTGCATTATTTTTAAAAGATTCTTTTTATAAAGATAATCATCAAAGGCGTTATTATAACCCCTCAAATCTTCATTTTGATAATGCTTACAGTAAATCATTTATACTCAATGAAGATGATTTCATACATTTAAATATGAACAAGATTATAAAGTATCATTTAAAAACAGAACGTAACAAAAAAGGGTATCAACCTTTTGAACAAAAAGAAAAAATGTATCATGATAACTACATTGAAAGAACTAAAAAAAATCTAGTAAAATCATTTATAAGCAATGTGTAAAGTTTTTACATATTGCTTTTTTTATGATATAATGGTTTTTGATTAGAGGTGTAGAACATGGGATTATTAGAAGCAATGCAAAAACATAAAGGTCAAAAGCATATGTATCTTTACTGGGATATAGAAACATTAAACTATAATAAAATTGCAGGTAGACAAAAACCTACTAAATATAAAAACGTGACATACAGTGTTGCAATTGGTTGGTATGATGGACAACATATTGATGTTGAAGTTTTTCCTAGTTTTAAAGCCTTTTATCAATCTTTTTTTGATTATGCAAAAAGACGTGACACCATCACTAAATCAAAAACGACAATCAACATGATAGCACATAACTGTAATAAATATGATAATCACTTTTTACTACACGATACACAACATTTTTTCGGTGATGATATGATTATTGAAAATTTATATATGAAAAGTGCTGATGATAATTCAAACACAATTAATATTAATGAAGCAAAATTATTATCTAAAGAAACCAATGTTATATTAGAAAAACGTGTTAAATCAAGTATCAATTTAGATTTAATGATGTATTTAAAAGGATTTAAATTTAACATTATAGATAATTTTATGAAAACCAATACATCAATAGCAACACTAGGAAAAAAACTCAAAGACGGTGGCTATATTAGTGAAGATGAATTAAAAACTGACTTTCAATATGATGTGTTTGATGTAGAACATGATATGACAGAAGACCGAGCCTATGAATATGCTTATGAATGTTTTAAACAACTGACAGAATCACAAATGACTTATATTCGTAATGACGTGATTATACTTGGTATGTGTCATATTCATTATAGTGATATATTTCCTAATTTTGATTATAGTGCGATGACCTTTAGTGTTAATATTATGAAAAGTTATATTAATAATGAAACAACACGATTGCAATTATTAAATCAAAAAGGAAAGCAAAAAATATCATATACAGATTTTACTTTTTTTGATATGAATTTTTATGACTTTATAAAAGGATTCTATCGTGGTGGATTAAATATGTATAATTCACGTTATGTTGATAAAATCATTAATGAGGAATGTTTTTCAATAGATATTAATAGTAGTTATCCTTATGTGATGTATCATGAAAAATTACCGATGTATATTTATGATTTTGATGAATATGAACAACCGACAACGATACACATTGATTTAACCAATAAAGATTATTTTTCACTTTATAAAATGGATAAAGTCACATTCAATCGAACTATTTTAAGAAATATTGAAAGTGATTTAATTAAACAATGTCTTGTTAAATACTACAATAATGATAAAAAGTTTGTTAACATAAATACAAACACTTTACGCATGATTCAAGATTTAACGGGTTTAACTTTTGACAAAATAAATGTGTTTGCTTTTGTGTGCTATGAATGTGAATACTTTGGTGCTCGTGATATTATTCATCATAATTATTTTATTAAAACACAGGGTAAATTAAATAAAAAAATCATTATGGATTCACCCTATAACTATAAAATTACTGATGAAGTGAATACACATACCTATTCACAAGAAGAAATCATGTTGAGTAAAGTTGTTTTAAATGGTCTGTATGGTATACCTGCTTTACGGTCACATTTTAATTTGTTTAGACGTGATGAGGACGGTTTTTTAGTTAACCATGAAAATGGATATAAAAACAGTGAACGTAATTTATTGTTTTCTACTTTTGTTACATCACAAGCGCTTTATAACTTACTTGAACCATTGCAATCATTAACTCAATCTGAAATAGATGAATGCTTTATATATTGTGATACTGATTCACTTTATCTAAAATCAAAGATTAAACATAAAATCAATGATGAATTATTTGACCCAATCGCATTAGGTAAGTGGGACATTGAAAATCACGTTATTAAAAAAATGTATGTACTCAATCATAAAAAGTACGCCTACCAAAAAGAAGATAATACAATTAAAATAGCTAGTGCAGGTATTCCATTAGACGCATTTAATAAAAATCAATCTTTTGAAGAATTTATAAAGAATGATTTTCACCATAAAGCAATTGTGTATAACAATAAATCCATTTATAACGAACAAAAAACAATATCTATTTATCCGTCAAAAACATATATTGAAAAGGGTACGCCTTATGATTTTTATTTCACTAAAGAATTAGAGGATAGAAAAGAAGATGTATTAAAACAAGCAAGACGTGAATATGATGATGTTAATGACGATGATATATTATATATTGAAAGTGATGTTGGCGCATTTTCATTTAGTGACTTATTTCCTTATCAATTTGAAATTAAAAATAAATGTGATATTAACATTTTATATATGGTTCATCAAGACATAAAAAATGACGCTACATGATAGTAGCGTCTTTTTTACGAGGTATAGTGACAAGTGACGTTTGCCATACGGATTATGTTTTGTTGTTTATTTACTAGAATGTTCTAGCATACTTATATTATAGCATAATTTTTACTTAATGCCACTAAAAAACATAATATTATCCCCTGCATTTTCAGGTACACCGTCAATCAATGTATATTCAACAACACGACTAGGTGCCCAATAAGGTGGTACGTTATAATTAGCTACTAAAAATGAACCGTCTTTGAAAACTGCTACTACAACACCTGTATGTCCTACACCCGGTAATGAGGCTTGTAAATAAGGAGGTTTACTACTGAATCCATAGCCAACTGTTGGTCGGTGTGTGACACGTGCACCACGATTACGATAAACCACCCACACACGTTGACCGTTTGTGACTTGACCGTCGTCGGCAGGTTGAACTTTTCCATGTAATTGTGTCATATAACACTGTGTCAATTCTGTACATTGACCTGTATTACCAAACCTCGGAAATGTATTACCACTGTTATTTAGATAACTAGGTTTAAATAGTGGCACGTCAATAGCGTCTTTATATTTTTGTGGTAATTGAGAATAAGTCCAGTTACCACCAATCACACGACCATTTTTTCCGTTTGGTGCAACTGATTTACCCCCTTTATCTGCGCCACCCTCACTATCATCAGCACCTGTATCTTTTCCACCACCCCCGTCGATTCTTGATATTAAGTCTTTCATTTCATCAAGTAATTTTTGATTCATATTTAAACGATAGGTGTTATTGTATGTTTTTGTAATGGTAAACATCTGATTAGAAAAAAATTTATCAGTACCAATAGAGTGCAAATCCCACTGCATACTGTCTTGTAATTTTTTAAGAAATTCTTCAAAGGCACGTGCCACAACATCAAGCCCACCACTAGTGCCACTAGAACTACTTGAACCACTACTTGAACCTCCTTTACCGTCTATTTTACCACCCCAAGCTAGAATCGTGTTTGAAGCGTCTAAGAATGGATTTCCATATGTTTGTACTCGGTTATAACTTGCTTGTAATCCCTCAGGATAATAAGCAGCCCAAGTTGCAGCTGCTGTTAATGGTATATAAGCACGACCGACTTTACCATTTTTCATATTATGTGAAAAATCATAATTTCCTTTACTTTTCACACTTGCTGGGACAAAGTCAACGGGGTTCCCTTGGTCTATCCATGAGGGAGACCCTGCTTGACGAGATTGTGACACAAGTTTACGTGCGACAAATTTTGCATCATTTAAATAATTTCCCTGTGGTGATGTATGGTTGAGCCAACCCCAACTTGGGTTATATCCTTCATTTTTTTCATAGGCTGCAAATAATGCAGGTGAAACCCCAATGCTTTTAACTGCATTCAAGACCTGCCTAATTTTACCTGAATCATTACCACACCACGCTTGAAATCGTCCAATACCCTTAACTTTAGGTACTAAATCATCAACACTTAATCCAAAATCATCATTTAAATTAGAATGAATAAACTTATCAATTTTTTCTTTATCATTCATCTTTATTCACTTCTTTCATGGGTTTGTTATCACGACTTCTTATGACTTTTAATTTTTCCCCAATTTCTTCAGGAATCAGTACCCCCATTTCTGCACAGTTTTCAACAATAGATAATCCCTCATTCGCTATATAGAAAAAGATTGTTACCATTAATAAACCATTGTTTAGATTTAATATTTGGTCGATGATATTTGCTAAAATGATAATACAGAAAATGAGTATTTTACGACCAAATCCATACATGCTTTTTCTACTCCATAAGTTTTTATTTTTAAAGGCTTTAGCTAAACCTGTAATAATATCAATTAACATTAATACCATTAAAAAATACAGTAATTTTATATCACCTGCATATATAAATGTGTGAAATGCGTCAGTTTGTGTATATTGTACGTGTAATTCACCTTTTTCCATTTTTAATCCTACTTTCTAAATTTATTTTTAAATACATTTTGTGCCATTGGGTTGTTCGTTCCGTCGTTATGCCAAAATCTGACACCCGTTTCAAGTAATACTTTCAATTGTTCTAAAAGCATAGGGTCGATACCGTCAATAGTATATGTACCTCTCATTCTTAAATAATTGCATACCGTCCATGAATCAATTGGGAATGGTGTTCCTGCTTGGTCGTTCGTTTCAAAACCTAACATGAAATAATAACGTTTAATATTATCCATGTCGAAGGGCGCTGGTACACCGATTTTCATGGTTAATCCATTAATACTATTTGCGATTTGGAACGCATTTCCCATTTGTGAACTTGTCACAGTAGGGGGTTGTAATGCTAAGTCTTTATATTCTGCACGTAATTCTTTATAGTAATTATACTCATCATTAAATTTTGAAAATAAAGCCGTTGGTGAAAGATTAGAACCAATACTTACGGCGTCATAAAATCTTGATTTCAAATCATTACCACCCACAACATTATTGATTCTGCTAGATATTAAATTACTTTGTGCATTTTTTTGTTTGTTGGCTTGTTGAGATTGTGCAAGTAATCCATTATCAATTAAAATAGGTACTTCTGCAAAACTATCAAACGTGATAGCCGTATTTAAAAATGAACCTGTATCAATCAATATTGAATTATCACTTGCTTGTATTGGTTTTTCATTGGGTGCGCTATTATAGTCAACGGGATAAATACGTACCTCATTATGGTAACCAATAATAGATTTTGTTCTTAATTTAACCCCTGTTTTTTCTGTTATTTTTCCTGCGTCAAGTAATAAACTGTCACCATTCCATGAATAAATTTCAATGGTTAAATATTCATTTCTTACAAGATGTTTTAATTCATCTTGATTAGCATTAATCATATATTGTAATCTTTCAAAAGGTACACGTAATTCTTTTAATTCCCATTCATTCGATAACTTTTCATTTTTTAGTGTCATTAAACCTTTAATATCTTCTTGTGTTTTGACTGCTTCTAAATCATCAATATTAATAAATGTAGCAGGTATTAAAATAATTTTTTGAAAGTTTTGCGTAATCCATGGATATTTACTCATTTTATCCATAAATTCGTTAAAGTCTTTACGATTCATCACATACAGATTCACTGGACTTGTAATGTAATCGTAAGTAATCCCTTTTGAAGATTCGAGGTTAGGTTCTTTTTTAGTCCCAAACTTTTTAGATAAATCAGCACTTGATTGGAATAAAACAAGATTACCACCAAACTGTTCAAGATAATTATTTAAATAGTATTTGTTACTGGCTTTAATAACATCATCATTATTTCTCAGTGACGGTAACAAATAATTATAGACCTCACGTGGTAAGTGTTGACGTTCAATAAACGCATTTTGTACATTTGATAATACATTACCCTGTGTGTAAGTCATCACTGTATCAATGACTAAATACATTCGTGTCACATGGTCGTTGACATACTCAATTTGATTCACAAACGCATAATAACGTCTATTTTCAAAATCAGATTTAAACGTACAGTAATTAATCCCCTGTGCGTCTTGCCATGACATTTGTTCAAGATTCACCATGTTTCTATCACGTATAAAATTAAAAGGAATATTTTTATAATCAATCGCTTTAAAATGATTTTCATTTAAAAAATAGTTGTCACGTTCATTGTTTGATGAAAAGTGAATTGTGTTTTGATAATCTGTCAGTGGTGTATTATAGAAAAATTTAAAATGTGTCAGTTTTCTATCTGCCATAAAATAACCTCCTTATATGTAAAAATAGACACGCTTTCACGTGTCTATTATATCATAATTTAATCCATAAATACGGTATTAATTGGACACCACTCATCGCCTGTTGGACTAGGGTAGGTTGTTCCCTCAATAACAACATCACCTGCACGCATAATTGTAATTCTTGTGTAGTAAATTGAACCTGATTTTTTACTTGTATTTTGAACATAGTAATGTGGATTTGTGAACTCACCATTGATAGGTATTTTACCTATTGTTATAGAATCACCTTTATACCCTTTTACTGCACCACGTAAAGCAACTGTTTTAATCCCTTTTACGTTTGTAATGCGATATTGTGGTGGGTCGGTATGTGGTACTAAGCCACTACCTGTGATTGTGATATTTTCCCAACCTGTATCATCAATAGTAATACCATTGATTTTTTCCGTATTCGATTGAATTTTTTGATTTGTTTCTTTTATCTTTTCGTCTATCTTTTCGTTTAACGTTTTTTGTTCTTGTTTCAATTCGTCGATATTAATTGAATCAAGTTTTTGTTTCATTTCTTCTAAGTTGTAACGATTAACTTTTTCAGTAATTTCATTCACTTTTAATTTGTTATCTTCGACTGATGTCTCAATGACTTTGATTTTTTCTTCATTATCATAAATACGTTTTTCATTGTCTGATAATTTTTCTTGTACTTCTTGCATTTCATCTTGTAGTGGTTCGATACTTTCTAAATGAAGAAACCCGTTTTTAGTGTAAATATAAACATCACCGTCAACGGTAGATAATATGTCATTTTCATCAACAAGATTTGTATTAAACTTTTCTAAATTATAAATATCTTTGACACTTCTTACAAATTTACTTGCCATGCTTTTCAACCTCCAATTTTCCCCAAAGATGTTTTTCATTGAGTATTTTTTCGTCTTTATCTTCAATTTTTCCAACTGGCATGTAAAATCTATTTTTGCTTGCACCTTTTTGTTGGTAATAAAAACCTAACCACCAATAACCATCTTTTTTAATGATTTGGTCAAATTTGATATATTGATTAGGATATATCCAAGAATTTTTATCAACCATTGTACCTTTTAAACCTGGTTGTTTTCTTACAACAATCGGTTCTTTATTGGTTTTATGTGTTGTAAATTTTCCAGTCCAATTGAAAATTGTTTTAGGTTGTTTTTTTAATGACTTAGATTTTCCTTTCATATATCCCACAACTAAATTGTCAATCACTTTCATATCACGTCGACCATAACCACATGCTGCTAAGATGTTTCCTGGGTCTTGTTTATCAGCTTGAATATCTTGATGCCCCGGCATTTCATTTTTAGGATTAATAGTCCATGATTCACAAAATACTGCTGCTATACGACACGCATTATCTAATGACTTCATTGAACGTTCTTTATTTTTAAAGTAACATGCTTCAATACCAAAAGCACCATCATTTGCATCAACACCATACCAAGCATTATCAGTTGGTGTATCATACAATACATGCCAAGCTTTCTCTGTGACTGGAATACAAATAATTGCTTCTTTATCGTCAACAAAGACGTGTGCGCTTGCAACCATTGCCCAATCAATATTATACGTATTTCTATAGTAATTCACATTATCTTGTGCTGTGGTATCTGGATTGCCTGTGTCATGAAAGACTGCAAAACGTGGTTTTCCTGTTGTAAGTTTTTGACCTGTGCGTCTTGTTCCAAATGGTAAAAAGTCAGTATAAACGGGAACACCGTTCCATGTACCTATTTTTTTCTTACTCATTAAATCGCCTCCATTTTATTTAAAAAGGGTAGAATAATCTACCCTTTTATAATGAACCCTTTACTATCCATTGTATTAGGTTCTATGTTTGTTGAATATCCATGGTCTTTATCTGTAAATATCCTACTACCATTATACACGTTATATACTGTTTTGTTACTAGATATGTTAGAACCAAAACAAGTAATTTCACCACCACGTGTTGCATAAACGGGTTCATTTTTAGTACCTGAAATATTTGACGCTTCGGCGAACACTTTAGACGCATAAGCTAAAATACCAAAGTCACCACTACCTGTGATTGTAATTCTATCTGCAAATATTTGACCACCACGTGTGGCTTCAATACCGTTACGACCTGCACGTTCAATCACTGCTTCATTAATAGAAATCACTGAACCATATGCCAATACGTTATCATCTTTTGAATTAGATACTTTTGCACCATATGCAGCAACATATCCGCCACGTGTAGATTCTAATCCACGACGACCGTTACCATCACAATTAATTTCTTGAGCGTAGACATCACCTGCATAGGCAAGTACACCATTACGTTTATTACCATTGGTTGTTGATAATCTCGCTTGTACCGTTGAACCATGTGTACATTGAATACCATCAAGTCCATTCTCATTCGCATTACCACTTGTGAAATCAACTTTTGAGTTATTACTTGCAATGACACCATGCCAGTGATTACGTGAAGCTGTTGCCCCTGTTGCGTCAATAGAACAACCCCTGTTTGCCATAATTCCACTTGCACCACAACCATTAGCACTGCCTTTATCAAAGTTAATGTTTGATGAACGTGTCGCAATGACACCGTATGTTGTTTGTGAATTTGAACAATCACTACTTCTTAAATCAATATCACTTGACGCATAACTTACAACATTATCATCAATTGTATCAGTGATTTTACAGTTTCTTGCGCTGGCTTGTGAACCTGTAGTCACCATTAAACCATGATGCCCGTTAAAACGTGCTTCCGTATAATCAATATAACCACTTGCACCATGTGAGAAATGAATACCAATTTCACCACATCGGTGTACGGTCATATAGTTACCTGTGAGTGATGAATTAAATATTCTTAATCCGTCACCGTACATATCTTGGTCATTATTATACTCTTCTAATTGCTCTCTATTTCCATTATAGGAAAAATCACAATAGTTAGCTTGAATATGTGAACCATTGACACCGCATAAACCTATAAAGTTAAAATGTGTCGAACCGCCACGTTCTGTCATTTCAAATGCTGTATTATCCATTAAGAAACCACAATTAATGGTATCTGAAAAATCTTTGTTTTGAAGTTTAAAATCAATTTTAGGGAATGTTGAATTTAATCCATAAAATAGGGGTTTAACTCTAAAAATAGGGTTTGTTTTTATTTCAACTTGTTTATTTAATTCTGTTTCATAGGCTTCGACAATATCATTTTCTGATGTAATCGTAATATGATTATAACGTTTATCACGTAAGAATAATTGTTCGCGCATCATATAATCTTTAAGTAAAATGACACGTATTGATTTCGGTTGAACAATTAAATTTTCAATGTAATCAAAACAATGGTTCAATGTGTCAAAATCACCTTTTTGTCCTACTGTATATGTGACATCTTTATTGGATAATGTTAACGCATCGTATGTGTCTTTCATTTTTTGTATATCATCTGCTAGTCCATTTACAAAATCACATAATTCAAAAATAAAACCATTAAAACGTGCTAAGTAATCATAATATGATTTTGAATTGGTATTATAATCTGCATTATCACTGTAAAATGGTTCACGATATATGCCACGACGATACCCGTATTCATTATTATAATTGATTCGACCATTATTTATATACATATTTTATCCTCCTACCATATGTGTAAAAAACATTCTTTGTCATATGTTTTAAATATTGTATCACGCATTGAATATAACTTTTGTAAGTTATCTATTAAGTATTGTTTTGTTAATCCTGTTCGATTCATTTCATTTTGTGACTGTGTATTACGTTTTGTATCACTTTCACCGTTTCTTAATGAATCAAACGTATTATCTTTTGTACCTGTTTTTTCTGATACGGTTTCACTTGTTTTTTTATCTCTTGAAATCGTGTTTGTGTCTGCATAATCAAGCACCGTATTATCTACATCAATATTCACTTTTGACTGTGGTAGGGTAGATTCTGCAGTGCGATTATCATCAAAACTTTTTGTGATTGAGTCTTCATAATCTTTATACTCTTCATGACCTTTGTCTTGTTGTCTGTCTTTGGTTTGACCTTGTTCGATTGCGTTTTCAATCGCTTTACCTAAATCTTGTGATTGTGTATCTGTAACTTGTTCAATATATTTATACATATCTGAACCATAGACACGATATATATAATCTTCATGTGTCATGGTGATATATAAAACTTGACTTGCAAACGATTCTACCGTTTGTCTACCAATTTCACGATATAAAAAACGCAATGTAAAACTTTCTTTAAAATATCTGTCAATACGTTCATCATTAAACATGAAACCTTTAAAAAATACTCTATCTACAATTTGTTTGACATCATCGTCAAAATATAACATTTTTTGCATAAAAGCATATTCTGAATTATTGAAACTAATTCTATCATTATTAACAAATTCATTTAATCCCAAACGTTGTAATTCACTTTCAATAATTTCATATAACGTCGTTGTGTGTTTACTCACTTGTTCCACCACCAAAATTATCAGTCTTGATATTCATTATATCCATTTCAGATATAGCTTCATCATCATAATAAGGGTGAATATCCAAATTAAAACGACGATTTAACATTTCAAAAGGGTTTCTACCTCTTAAATAAATATTACTATTTGATGTAGTAAATGAACGATTGGATTTAGCTTCCGTATCACTCACACCACTTTCTTTATCAACAGCAAGTGAGTTGACACCTAAAAAGTTTGATAATTCACTCACTTTATTTTGATATTCTCGTTTCATTTCAACTAAAGCAGTAGTTACAAAATCACTACCCAAGTCAATGATATCTTCTTCAGGGTCAATGTATTTATCTGTCTTAATAAAAGGTGCACCATTATACAATTTATTAATAAACTGATTAATCGTTTCATCTTGAATATCTGATAAAAATATTTTACTAAATTTAGATTGCATAATGAGTGAAAATCGAGATAATATAATTTCAGCTAATTCATCACAATAATGTTCGATAATCTGATAATCATTATTTAAATTGACGGGTTTATTTCTTAATACAATAAAGTCACCACTTTGGCAGTTATCATAATATTCAATTTCTAAAGCATAATCAGGTCTTAAATAATCAGGAATAATAAATGTGATGTCATCTTGAGTTAATCTCTTATTAAAAGTTAAATTGAAGTTATTTATAAAATCGTTACTATTTTTATAATACATTGACTGGATATAACCTAATATCATAATGATACCATTTCTAGCTTTACCAACCACAACTTGATACCCTTGTCTTAAAGCAATCTCAAGTTGTAAGAAATCAATGCCAACTGAATTTTGATTTGTATAATT